GTGTTTGAATTAATCTTTCAAATACATCACATTAAGGAAAGTAGAAATGGACAAAATTAAGCAACTCTTTGCTAACAACTACAGTTGGGCGCAAAGAATGAAAGAAGAAAATTCCACCTATTTTAAAGAACTTGCCGATCACCAAACACCTCATTACCTCTGGATTGGTTGCTCTGATAGCCGTGTTCCAGCTGAAAAACTAACAAATCTTGAACCGGGCGAATTATTTGTTCATCGTAATGTAGCCAATCAAGTTATCCATACGGATTTTAACTGTCTTTCAGTTGTGCAATACGCCGTTGATGTACTCAAAATTGAACATATTATTATTTGTGGCCATACAAATTGTGGAGGGATTAAAGCTGCGATGCAGGATCAAGATCTTGGATTGATCAATAACTGGCTACTTCATATTCGTGATATTTGGTTCAAACATGGACACCTATTAGGCAATCTTTCACCGGAAAAACGCGCAGATATGCTCACTAAAATCAATGTTGCAGAACAAGTTTATAACTTAGGGCGTACATCTATCGTAAAAAGCGCTTGGGAACGCGGACAAAAGCTTTCCCTACATGGATGGGTGTATGACGTAAATGATGGATTCTTAGTGGATCAAGGCGTTATCGCTACCAGTCGAGAAAGTCTTGAAATTTCTTACCGTAATGCGATAGCTCGCTTATCTAGCCTCGCAGAAGAAGATATCCTGAAAAAAGAACTTCCAGAAAACGAAGAATAAAAAAGTGCGGTTAAAATCTGATACGTTTTAACTGCACTTTTTATTTAAACTTACTATTTAACTAACTCTGTTTGCATGTACATCAAACGATCAATATTTGTTAAATATTGTCCTAACTCTTGGGATTCAGGTTTATGAATATAAGGCATTTTACCTAGCAGAGGGGCATCAATCTGAGCCTCTAAAATATCTACTACCTCTTTATAATGCCCTAAGCAAGGATTGATTCGATTCGCAATCCAACCCAATAAAGGGACACCAAGCTGTTTAATCACTTGAGCTGTCAGCAATGCATGGTTAATACAGCCTTCTTTGATACCAACAACCAACACAACAGGCATTTTATGCTCAACAACCCAATCAGCAAAACTCTTACCTTCTGCCATTGGTGTGAGTAACCCAAATGAACCTTCCACGACAACAGATTGATATTTTTGAACTAATATCGTTAAGGCTTGATTAATCTTACTTAATTTAATGCGTGATTTATCTCGAGTCAGCATCGGCAAGGAATGAGCAAAAGTATAGCTATTTACTTCTTGATAAGATACTGGCTCATTCGTTGCATCCATTAAAGCTAACACGTCTGAATTATTTTCAGCATCATAATCTGTTTGGGATTCATTAGACTGATTTTCGACAGGATAAATCCCCTCTTCACAGCTACAAGCAATCGGCTTATAACCCACAATTCGCACGCCCTTTGCTTGTAATGCCTGAATAATGGCACGACAGGCGGTGGTCTTACCCACGTCAGTATCTGTACCTGCCACAAAGAAACTACTCATTTTCACCTTGTTCTTTATCAATTGTTACTAATTTTTCTGTTTTAGTTCTTGGTGTTTCTTTTAAAGTTTTTATATATGCTTTACTAAACCTCATTTTTCCCTCCAATTAATTTTTAGATTTACCTAATAATTTTAACACATTTATATAACTTTGTCTTTATCTGGACTCAATCTTGATAAATATTGTTCCCCTGCTTGAACAGCTTCATTATATCTTTCTGCCAAGAAGTAGTTTCTAACTCTATTTAGATAAACCTTTGTACTCAAACTTTGATCTCCACTTGCTAGAACCTTTTGAAATTCTGCTTCTGCTTCATCATATTTTCCAAGTCCCATAGCAGCTATACCTTTTAAATAGTTTACACTACTTTCATCTTGTACAAGTGATAGATATTGTTCCATTTCATCATATTTCTTTTGTTCTAATAATGTTGACATTAAACTTGATATAACTTCTGTATTTGTATATTGATTTAAATAAGTTTTATAAATTCTTAAACATCAAATATGCTAACCACGCATATAGTGCAAAAAGACAAATTACAACGATGCCAGACTCACTCATCTACGCCCCCGCTACATCTAACGCAATCGGCACATATTGATCGCTTTCGCCCACACGCTCATAAAGTCGCACATAAGCCTTACTACTCACCACTTGCACGCTTTCACTAATCGCCTGCATCGCGTTTTGCCAACGTGGATCTTGAATATCAACTCGACGCAATCCTAAAATGCGAGAAGTATTTAAATTACCTTCCTTGTCCACATTAAACGCACGTTCAATTAACGCTTTTAATTCAGGGCGAGAGCCTTCGCTCCATTCGTTCAGGCACTCATCAATCAACACTTTTGCCGCCTGGATACGTTCATCAAATTGCAAATGGTCGTTAATCGCACGTTGGATTTTGTATTTGCCGTCGTAGCTATAAAGCGTGATATTGCCTTTACTACCGCCCACTTTTGCATTGTATTTTTCAGCCGAAAGTTCAATAAACGCCTGAATATCGCCGAAAATGCCATCTTTAAAATTGCGTATCTCCTTATTTAAGGTCACACCTTTTTCCACCCATTCACGCACGAGCACATCACGCGCTTTGTCGATTTCTTTCACCAACTCAGCAGGGGTTAAATTGCCTTTTGCATCGCGCCAATATTCTTTACCTTCAATCATTACTTTCATTTAGATTTCCTCTTTTCCTAACTTAATCACTACAAGCCGCTTACCTTTATCACGTTCACGTCGGGCGGCGGTTGCCGAACAGTAAATCGTTTTTTCGCTCACATTGAGTTTTTTTGCTAATTCTTCTGCCGTCCCGTCACCCAAATTCTCTTCGCCACGATAGACTGCATAAATTTGCCGACGCGTTGCCATCGCTCCTCCTAATTCAAATACTTACGCCAAATCACTCGAATACCTTCTACTGCAAACTGTGCTTCTTGGTATCTCCCCATATCGCGTCCAACTTGATAAACAAAAGCGCGTTGTTCACGCTCTAAGCGATCTGTCACCGCATTTGCCATCACACGCAAGGTTGGTTTGATTTTTTCAAAATGCACATTCACCACAGTAAGCCCCATTTCATTTAAGCGTTTCACTGCTTTTTCTACTTGTTCCAAATAAGCCAACATTAAAGCGTTGTTTTTATTTAGGCGTTTGGTTGTTTTTGCCTGTAACATAATCATCTCCTTAACTAATTAACATTTTGCTGTATTGTTCAATCATCTCTGCGCTAATTTCGGTCTCATTAATCTCTGCCGAACGTACAACACCGCGCATTAACTTACTTAATCGACGTGCGTTACCTTTACAGGCTTTCAATAAAGCCGCATTAAATTCGCTCGTATTAAGTGCACTTTCTGCTAACATCGCCAAATCACTTTCAGGTAATGCATTGCCAAGGTCGCAAGCAAAACCCACTCGACTATAAAGCTGTGCCAACTCGTTATTTTTCCCTTTTAAATTCACCAACAAGCGAGGCATGCCCGCTAAAATCACCCCACAATTTGTTAAATCGTGAATACGTCGGATAAATTCCAAAGAGCGGGTAGAAAGTAACTCGGCTTCATCAATCATTAACAAACGTTCCGCACCGTTGAGTTTTTCCACAATACTTGCCAAAACATCATTATTAACACCGCGACTGGTGGCCCCTACAGTCTCAGCAATTTTGCGTAATAGCACTTTCGGTGTACAACTTGGATCAACCTCAATCAAAATGGCTGAACTATGTTCTTTCGCATATTGTTTAAGCATTTGTGTTTTACCTAAGCCTGCCGCACCGTAAATCACATTAATTTCGCCCTCAGCGTGGGCAAAGTGCATAATTTCCATACCGCGTTTTGCTGTTTGAGTGGGTACAAATGCATTGTTGTATTTTGCTTCAACCACTTTCGCCTTATGGCGCGCCAATAATTCATCCACTTTGTTATCTAACCATTTAGTATCAGTTGGATATTTACCGTTGATATATTGGCTAACAGTTGTAATAGATACATCAAATAAGCTCGCCACTTGTTTTTGGCTCATCTTGTGTGCATCCATAAACGCTTTTAATTCTTGTGCTTTCATTTTTTGCTCCGTTATAATTTGTTTAAACCCTTTCTAAATGGAGTTCCTGTGCCTACATTTGCCGAACTTGAAAAACGCATTGAAGTTCTTGAATATGCTCAACTTGCTACGAATGATTTCATTGCTGATTTAGTCGCCTTGCTTGTTAAGAAAAAACAACTTTCACTGGGTGAAATCATTAAGCTGATTGAATTTCAGCGAGAGCTGCTCCCTTCAAAAGAAGACGACGATTCCAGCGCTCACGTTGCTTTTGTTCAACAAAACTTAGATGACATTCTGTACAATGCTGTCTTGGAGTGTCCGAATAAGAACGACCCTCACCGTCTCTCTCATTTGTCTGCAACGCTTGACTGGATTGAACGTCGCCGAAAGTCTTAGCTAATTTTTCTTGTTTCATTCGGGCGCGTTCTTTGCGTCCGTTTTTTTGCATCTCAACTCTGGTCATTTTTTGCTCCTTATTCATTTACTAACTTTTTTCTTTGTTCCCACGCCTCTTTATCTGCTTTAGTTAAGAAAATTGGGGTGGCTTCCTGTTTGGCTTTCGGTTTTGTGCGTAACAGTTCAAAACCTTGCTGATGCTCAATCGTAACAACCGGATTGCGTTCCGCTTGAATTTCATCTGCTTTTTCCAATACATTCTTCAAGCGTCTATCACTACGCTCTTGACGTGTTTTCTCAACAAACGGCATTGGGAACGCATCACGTTTATTGCCATCTAATTCGGCATAACAAACAAAAGTGCCGTCTTGCTTTCTCACAATCACTTGGCTTGGATCATGAATATCAAACATCACTTGCACCTTTTGCCCATCAACATCGAGCAATTTCGCGCTAAAGTAATAATTATTGAAAAGTTGTAACCAACCACGTTGTGCCACACGTAATGTACTTGGGCGGAATAAATCCCTAGCTTCCACTGGCGTAACAAAGACCAAATCATCAGGGTTCACTTTCTCCATCAACTGACGGCGTTTTTGTGCCGGTGTCATACCAATTTCACTATGCACATGCTCGTTGTTGTACCAATCAACCCCAGCTTGGACCGCATCTAAAAACTGATTCCAACTTGGCAATTTGCCCACTGCCCATTGTTGTTTTGGCGTTAGCTGTGTCGCACCTTTACGTTTTGCTTTATCCAGTGAAATCACTGCTGTGCTCACTTGTCGAATAGTGTCGCGGTCTGCCCCTGTGCCGTGATAGGTTTCAAACTGGCGAGCGATACGATATAAAATCGTTTGATGCACCCGCTCAATACTCCCACGCCCTTGTGGGTTGCCCGGAATCCCTGTTTGGTGATTAATCCCCAAACGTGGCAACATCCCCGTAATATCACCATCAAGCATCCAGTTTTTCTCACCACCACCGTTATCGGAGTAATAAATTGCCGGTATACCATAGCGCTCCACGCCATAACGCAAGGCATCAGCCACTGCCAGAACGTTTTCCGCCAAGCTTGCCGACCAACCCACAATAAAACGACAAGGTGCATCCATTATTAATGTCACCTCAGGAATAAATGGGCGACCGTGTTCAGGATGGGCGACTTTCAATTTCATCGCATGGCCATCACCCACCCACACATCATTCACCTGCAACACACTCCAATCGCGTTTCACATAAGTGTTAATGGCGCGGAGTTCAGAGCCTGTTTTACGACCAATTTCCTTAATGTGTTTTGGCAATTTCGCCAACGCAGCACGAACTTGGTCAATGCTTGGTTTCATCTCTAAACGCAATGGCTCGTCTGCAAAACGTGCATCCCATTCAGCTGAAAAATAGTGATAGGCTTCTGCAACATTGATGCCATTGGTTTGGCGATACACCGCTAAAAAGTCAGGCAACCACACAATTTCTTCAGCCTTTTTCGCCACCCGTTGCATTGGTGCGAGGGCTTTTAATCGTTCTTCAGGCGTATCTGCCTTTTCATAATCCAACACCCACTGGTTCAAAGTGCGTTCAGATAAAGTGCGATTTTTCCCTTTCTTGTTATTGGCGGTTTCAACCAATCTCATCAAGTCAGAAGAAATGCCACCATGTTTGATTTGTTCACAAAAGAACTTAATTGCCTTATAACGTGGATGAGCTTGTTCGAACTGTGCCACTTGGGCAACTAACGCCATTCTTGCCCCCGCTACTTCACGTTGTTTTTCCGTTAAGGTTTTTAATTCCACCTGACGGAGATCGGCTGGGAGTGATTTTGGTTTTGCTTTTACAATAGATACTGAAAATCTATGGCAAAGCTCATTTTGTATTTGCTCTGGTAATCCCGAAAAAGCGTATTCAAATGCTTTTGTTCCTTGTCTTTTCCGTTTGATATCAGGTTTATCTTTCACAATCTTGTCCAAAAATTTACGCCCACCTCGTTCCGTATTAGGAAAACTTTGGCAACCTGTTAATTCTTGAACTGTAAACCACATATTCATAACCACTCCTTAGCGATTGATATAACGAGATGGCCAAATAGTTTTAGGGTCAACCCCAATGGCTCCCGCGATAATCTTTTCTCCTTTTGGATAACGGCGATCTAAAGCATTATTCAATGTTCTAGAATTAAGCCCTGATTGTCGTGATAATGCGGCCAAGGTTGTTCCTTTTTTCTTTAGGGCATAGATAATATCTACCCTTTCCCAATCATTAATCATTGCATTTGTTCCTTTTTCTGCTAAATTAAAAGGTTATTACAGTGAATAATACGTGCGTGTTATTCAATGTAATAATATTATTGATCACAAAAAGGAACATTGCAACACATTTTTGTTCCTTTTTATAAATTATTTTCAAAAGGTAAAAATCAATGGAAACCCTTTTAAATCCTAAAAAGGAACAAAAAGTTCAGAAAAATGAGCAAGTTCCTTTTCACACACCTGGAAAAGGAACTTCTTTCAGTGAAAGATTAAAGGAGTTGATCGGAAATAAGAGCGGAAGAGCATTTGCTAAAGATGCTGGCATTTCGTATAGCACGCTGCATAATTACTTAACAAATACGAGCCTACCAACACTGGATAATTTAATTACATTAGCGACCTACGCAAATGTAAGCGTGCAATGGTTGGCAACAGGTGAAGAAACAGATAAGCAAGAGAAAACAATTGCTGATAACAGTAATGACGAAACTTTTGCAGATATTGAAGACTGCCGAGAGATCCGTCTATCCGCTGGTGGCGGGGCATTTAATAATGGTTACGAAGAAATAACCACAACCAAGGTTGAACGCGCATGGCTACAATCTCGCCGATTAAAAGCGAAGGATTGCGCTATGTTCTTGGTAAGTGGTGAGAGCATGTATCCAACCTTGAAAGATGGCGAAGAAATCATTGTTGACCGCTCTAAGCGCGAATTAACAGAAGGGAAAATATTTGTACTAAACCACAACGGATCAATGTTGGTAAAGAAAGTACAATTTACCTACGGTGGAGTAGAGCTAATTAGTGACAACCCATCCTATCGCCCATTAAAACTAGACACAGAAGAAGCAAACAGCCTTGTCGTGATAGGGCAAGTCGTGCGTGGTTACCGGGACTTCTAATATGTCGCCGACATCAATGTCGGTAACATCCACAGAAACCGCATTACAAGCGCTTTCTTAATATTTTAAAGCACAAAGGCAAGGAAGCTTGCGTTCCTTTCAAATACCGCCAAATAATGGCGCATTTTCGCAAATTCTACCCATAATCACACACAACAAACCGCTAGATTTCATCTAAACTCACCAAAATAGCCCCAAAAACCAACAAAAAAGGCGATTTCTGCCACTGAAACCGCCTTTTTTCCTAGCTTTTACCAAAACAACCATAAAAAAACCTCACTTAAATACACCACCTATATTTCATCTTCCTGCAATTTCCACTCTAATTTTAAAGCTGAATTTAAACCCTTTTAAACCCACTTTAAAACGAACTTTAAAATTTTAAAAATGTTTAAAACCTAACAATTCACCGCCAATTTTTATGCAAAATAAAACCCAATTTTCGACCATTTTCCCCCAATCCCCACCATTTTCCATTTTTGCATAAACTTTCCCCCTAAAAACGCCAAAGCCCCACAAACAGGGGCTCCATCCAATTTTTTCCCGCCAAATTTTTTCTTTTCCTTTATGCAAATATTGTCACTACCCCACACTTTTGGGTTTAATGCTAAATCCATATTTAGCCACTTCGTCAAGGCTCGCGCTTTCTTATTTACTCCGTCATTTTCTTTCAGCTTTTCGGGCGGAGCTAATTGCGTTGCTAAATCAGCGGCCTTTTTATCGGTTCGCAAGTGTTGAATGTAAGAGCTTAAATCCTCTTTCACTTGTGCGGCTGCATCAATGAGTTCCACTTCTATAGCCGAAGTGTTTTTTGCTAAATTCTGACAAATTGCGGTGATTTCCTCCTGTTTTAATTCGCCATATTGAGCAATCTTCACTAACTGCTGATCTTCTTTAGCTATACGCGTTGAAGAAATATTGCTTAATTGATCCTCGCCTAGAATAACTGGTTTTTGCTTGCTTTCTAAGCCTTCCACCAACGAACATAATAAGAGCCATTCTTCACCTTTTCCGTTATCCCATGCTTTCCATGCTTTAGAGCCAGCCAGCACAAATAAATCGGAATAAGGTTCATGCGGTTGATCCGCAAGATGCGGAGCATTAATTAATCGCGCCATTATTCACCCCTTTAATCACTCCGTTTTCAATATCATCGATGCGTTCAGCAACTACTTTTTGAAAGTATGTAAGAGTTTCAACTAAAGAAATGACTATGCTATTTTTCAGCAATCCATCAATAATTTCATCATTAGTTAAAGCCGCGACTATTTCTTCCGGATTAAGTGAAGGCGGATTCGGTGCTAGTTGTAATAAATGCTTATTAACCGCTAACAATTCATCGTGTAGATTTCGTAAGGTATAGAGTTTTTCAGAAGGATAACTCTCAAAAATTTCCGCTAACGTTACGATTGTTTCGCCTAGATAAGGTAAAGGCAAATAATGAGCCTCTCCATCTTTCTTTTCACAATTCATCTGACTATACATAATCGCTTTTAATTCGACTGCTGTTAAATTTGAGTAGTCTAATTTGTCATTCATATCCATCTTATTTGCCCTCGCTAACGATTAATTTTTGTTTTTCAATATTTTCAACTTGTAACTGCTCAATCTGCTCTACTACTTCAACAAGCTTATGGATTAAGTAGTTATTTGCTTGATTAAAGCCTTTTAACGCTCCGTGCTTATCATTAATTTCCGCACCTTGCGACTTAGCCATTTCATTAAGTAACTTTGAGCCAGCTTTTAATCTCACTACTAAATCAGCTAGTTCATTACGGAATTTCACTTTGTGATGAAACTCGTCCGGATAAACTTCAAGGCATCGTTTGTTACTATCAAGGATTAATTGAAATTGGCGCGAAAGTTGAGAATATTTCACCATTAACGGATTGAATGGCTCTTTACCTTTAACTTTTCTTTTTAGTGTTTGTTTACGCATTTACTTTCCCCCTTCTGATTGTCGCTGCTTTCTTAATTTGCTCGATTGATGCCTCTAGTCCTTTGTAGTGTCCTGTGTGTAGATAATCTTCTGCGAAGGCTAAGAATTGTCTAATACGTTTACAGGCTTTTTCTAACTGCTCCGGTGTCGGCACATATGGCTCTTTAAATGATTTGATTTTTTTAGATTTCATTATTGCCACCCTCCCAAAGTACATTCACTGCGTCTTTAGTCCGCACAATCAGATCTCGCACCGCCCAAAGTGAATCGCTTAATGCTTTCTCCCTTGTGTTGTTATCCACCATAAGCAAAATGGCTTCCGCTTGGGCAAGATTTTTTGTGATTTCGTCCATTGCGTCTAATTGATTCATCATTCGCCCCCTTTCGTGAAATAAAAATCTACTGTTGAGGATTGCTCCGCTTGCTCTAAATAATCATCAATCGCAGATAAGGCGGCTCGGATAATTTCTTCGCTTGTATAAAAGCCTTCTAAATCCATGTCCGCCCCATCGTTCCGAATTAATGCCAAAATTGCTTTCGCTCTGCGGATAGAACTATGAAGTTTGCCCACTTTGGCCATCGGAATGGCGCAATGTGTAGGAATTTTGTTAGTCATGAGCCACCTCCGCGAAAGAGATTGAAGGGAAAGTATTTGCTGATAAAGTGCGGTCTGATTGAAGATTAATTCTTCCAGCAAGCACTAAGACGAACTCGCGGGCAAGCTTAGCGCGTGCGTTGCGTTCGCTATCAGCGGTAATACGGATTTTTTGAAGGTGATTTGATAAATCAGTACGGCGAATAGCCGCGAAGATGAATTGATACATTTGCGTAAGTTCCAAAGTTAGATTTTCAGGAACTACCGCTAGACTTTCCACGGTCGGGCGGTAGAACGTAACAAGGTGGAAAACTGCCAACTTTGGAAGACAGCCCGTCATAGACGGCTTATTACGCTCTACCATTGAGAGAATGATCGGATTTATATGTAAAACAAAATCCGCATATTCTTTTGGTGTGCGAATGTTACGAACAAAAAAAGCACGGTCTAATGGCGTGCTGTCGTTCGCCAAAGTTAGATAGTTCAGCTTTCCACGGCTGGCAATCACTTTTTCTGATTGCGTGTTCATGATGCCAAAATTAACTGTGGTTTGTAAAGCGATTTCAATCAAAAACAACTTGAAAAATATTTCATATTGTTTACAATATATATGATTTAAATTCATGGTGATTATTTCCATATTTAGATCCTTGTTAATGATTTTAAAATTTACCTTTTGAGAGATTCTTAAGGTTGAATACGCCGCTTGGGAGAGCCTTGCGGCGTTTGTCTTTTCTATTGCTTAAAATGCGCATCAATAACTTGATTTATTTGCGCTGGTGAAATGGGATATTCATCAAGAAGTTTCCCTTTAGCTTGTTTTGCTGCTAGTTTTTGGTTGTATAAACTGGCAACTCTTTCCACCTGTTCCGCATTAGCAAGCATATAGCGGGTAAACAGTTTCCCAGTCTGACTAACCTCACGTTCTCGGTTCAATTCAATCCCTAAAATTCGCTCAATTTCATTGACCTCATTACGAGCATTGAGGAAATGAACGTTGAAATAACTTTCTTTCTCACTAATACCTGTTTTCGGTTTTAAAATAAGTTCTTTAGCGATTGTCATTAGTCTTGTAGTCATTACTTCCTCCATTAATTAAGCGCGTGCCGCTTTTTGTTCTTCAATCCATTGATTTACTTCTTCTACATCCCATAGGACAAAGGTTTGTGAAAGTCGAATAGGTTGTGGGAATTTTTTTTCTTTAACTAAACAATTTAGTTTTGTGCGCTGAAAGCCAACGATGCGGCAAACAGTTTTACCAGGAATTAATTTTTGTGATTGGATTTGCGTTTGATTCATGAAGAACACCTCTCTTTATGTTTAACTTGTGCGGGTTTAAGTAACCGCGTTGAGTTGTAACGTTACGAGAGTAATTAAAACGCGTTAAGGTGGGGTTATAGCAATAGGGTGATAGTGAACTTTTACTGTCACCCTTTACTATGATAGTTATAAAATCAATTAGTTACGATTGATAGGACAGGCGACGATTTCTATCGCGGTTGCTTGTTTTTGAGAAAGGTTATATTTTTCTTGAATTTCTTTTGCCGTTGCTTCCGCTTTAGGGGCGTTATTTAAGTTTGGATAGTAGTTCGCCCAATATTCTTTTCTGGCTTGAATAGCTAATGCTAAGCGGTCGTTCTCCATGAACTCATTTAATTGTATTGGATAATCCATATTATCAAGTGCAGCCTGTAATTCAGCTATTTTTTTATCCTTTTCTGATAATTCATCTTTCAGTTTTTCTAAAGCTGGTAACAGTTCTTCTGTTTGCTTACCCTTTAATTCGAGTTTATTTTTTAGCCGCTGAATTTCGTCTTGTTTATCTTCACTATCAATAATAGAAAAAAATTCTAAGAACGAAACAATATCTTTATGTAGAATGTGTAGATCTTCTAGTCTTATCCCGGTTCTATTCTCATAGATCGGAATATGAATATAAAAATCATCGTCAATACTCATCTTTATATCTGGGAACTCATTAATCCCGCCAGCTTCTATCAATTCATCTGTATTATATTCATTTAATATCAGATTACTAACCGGAAAGTACCCATTAAATATAATATTCTGAAACTTATCTAATTCACCACTATAAAGATTTATTTGATTGTTGTTTTCAAAATAATCATCTAGATAAAATCTATCATTTAAAATAATTCCAGCAGAAACACTAA